AGAAGCAGTAAAATCAAAAAGTTCAAATCCAAAATCAGGATTTGTTTTTGCAGTTCCAGCTGTTGTGTATCCAGCAACAGAACTATCTTGCCAATACTTCAGAACTCTGGTGTTTGCATCCCAAGAAATGACCTGACCAACCGCAGTTGATCCGACACCAACTGTTTGGCGAATTCTAGAGTCGTTTGTAAAAGTAGCTGCTGTAACACCAGATCCTGTAAGTCTGATTGCATAGACAGCACTCGCTTGAGTCTTTGTCAGAATAGAATCAGATCCATATGATGTAGGATCCTTAACGAGACCCACACGTGCAAACTGGTTACCAGTTACAAAGTCGGGATCGGACTCGTCATTCTCAATTCTAGAATAGATGAGAACACGAGTGGCACCAAGTTCTCTATAAATGTCAGCACCATGTCCTCCCTGAGGGGGAATCAAAACGGTAAATGATGCGTCAGTGCTTCCAGAGGTGTTTGTAACACCAGCTGCTTCTAAGTCAACGGTTCCATATGTGTAGTTGTCTCCACCAGACGTTACGCTGATTGCTTGAATCTGTCCGGAAGAATTAACATCTACCGAACACTTTGCACCAGTTCCATTACCTTTGATGGGAACATCTGTATAAGTAGCAGCATTACCGTAACCTGCTCCTCTATTATTAATGATAATATTTTTCAGTTGATTGCCAGACAGAGCAGCATTTCCTCTTACTGAAGCAATGTTTGCATTTGTAGAGGTTGCCCAATCATCTGGAACAGGAATAAAGTTAGTCGATTCAAATTTTACGAGATCACCAGGACTAATAGTATAAAGATATTTCCAAAGATATCCGTCACCACTAGTGCCAGCTGCTTTAGGTTCTAAGTCAGTATGAACAGGTTCATCAAGAGATGGTTTGCCGAGAAGATTATCAGGATCAGTTCCATTTGCGATACAGATATAAACTCTGAAATCGCTATTCATTACATAAAAGTTTGAACCATAGAGGTTTGACGAACCGGTCTGCGCTGCGGTGTTGTTCCTACTATAGTCGTGTCTATAATAATCGTAAGAGTTTCCTGATACCCAGGTTAACTTACGAATCACTCTCTTTACATCACCAGCATTGATTTTTTTCAATGCGATCATGGTATCCCAATACCTATCTTCCTCTAAGAAAGAATCAATCGGATCTGGAGTATTGGTATTCCAGTCCGACTGAACATCCGTTGCGTTCGGAAGATTAATAAAACTATAATAACTATTCGTGGTCGTCTTGACCCCCGCCGCAAAGTTTGCAGCGTTCAAAATACGCAATTGATCAGTGATAATCGCAGACATCTCTGGCCTTTTTTCCTTTATTTAGTACGAACGTTTGACGTTCTTGATTCTCCTAATTACCGGAGCGGTTGACAGACCTGTAATACCGTTTGAGTTAACGATATTGAAGGCATGTGGATACGGATCTCTAACAACATTAGTCAGTTTTCCAAAACTATATCTTCCGAAGAATTCACTAGTTCCGATCGATACACTATCAGTTGAAGAAACACTGACTGTGACTCTTCTCACTGCAGTTGATCCGACTCCCACGTTGGGAACAAATCTCTCAATGGTTTCAACTGCAACAGCCTCGTAGATATTATCTATAAAGGTTGTTCCAATACCAACTGTGCTAATACCTGCCGCATCCTGATAAGATGTAGAACCAGATCCGGTGTTTGTGTCATAAACATAGAAGAAATCGCCAACACCAATACCAGAAATTGTAACCGCAGTTCCAACTCTATCGGTGTCTCTCATCAGATCGTCAACGTAGAGATCAAATACAAGACCAGTTAGAGCAACGCCAGCGAGTGATGTTGCTGCAATACCAGCAATAATTCCAAAGTCTCCGGTCACTGTCGGATTACCGAGAGTATCGGCAATTCCTGTGGGTTCACCGATAAGAACGAGAGGAGGAGTGGTATTTGTATAACCAGTTCCTGCTGTGTTAACGGTAAGTCCACTCACTGTTCCAGCAGCACTAATTGTTGCAGATGCAGTCGCAATAGCAACGACACCCGAATATGTACTAATGGAAACCTGAGGAACTGCAGTATATCCAAGACCAGCATTGGTCAAATCAAGTGAGATTGTGCCAGTGTCTGAAACAATCGCAGTCGCAGCTGCAGCGATCTTAGGGGTATCCTCATCGACAAGAATTAAATTGAGATCATCTCCACTAAATCCTTCCTCATTATCATTGAAGAACGGACGAATACTTTCTACAAACAGAGTCGTAGATCCGATACCAACGCTTTGAATAATTCTGGTGGTTGGAGTGATAGAAGACTCATTAATAATTCTTGCCTTGGAGATGTATCTTCCATCTACAATAATGTCATCTTTTTGCTTACACCATGTCATCGGTCTCTCAAGGTTTGTATCAGTTGTGATACCAGGACCAAAGTATTGAACTGTTCTGATGGTATCAGAGGTAGTAATACCCGTGACTAATCTGAAGTTCTGATCAAGACCGAATGTTTCGGTTCTTCTAGCATCATCACGCAGTCTTACAGTGTCTCCCGGTTTGACCGTTTCAATAACATCAACAAAGATCGAGTCAGCTGCAGATCCACGGAAGTAGAGAATCTTCAGTCTATCACCTTCCTTGGGTGCCTCAGTAAAGTCAAGAACACTACCGCCTTTGAACTTGTAAGCATTGCCAGGTTCTTGCAGAATATCATTAATAAAGATAAGGAGGTTGTCTTGAATTCTGATCGGTGAACCAGGTGCTGATCTCAGAGAGAGGGGAACACCATTTTCTTTGATTTGGAAAGATTTCTTAACTCCATCAAAGAATCCACTAAAGTCATCAAGAACTTGAAGTTCGCCAAACGTCCAACCAGCAAACTTATCATTATGAATCTGATCGACAGTGATCTTGAATTCTTCAAAGGTGGCAGTGGGATCTGTAGGAATACCAGTTGCACCACCGACAGGAACTGTCAAATTATCACCGATATCATAGTTGTATCCAGAGTTAGCAAGAGTAAACTGAATTACACTGCTACCTTGTCCAACAATAATGTCAACGGTTGCATTCTGTCCGCTTGTGGATGATCCACCGGCAGCCACCAAAGGAATGTTGTCATATCCGGCAGGAGCATCGATGAATACTGAGGGAGGATTGGTGAAAGTATATCCAGTTCCAGGATTGGTAACAGCGATACTTACAATGTGACCACCTGTAATTGTTGCGGTTCCAATCGGAACAATATTGGGGAATCCAGCAGCACCAGAGGTTCCGACGCCAACACTTACAGTTTGAATACCAGAGCGATATCCAGAACCACTATTGCCAATAGAAACTGAGAGAACAGTACCGAAACCAGAGATAACTGCTGTTCCACCAGCACCGATCAGAGGTTGATATCCAAATCCTTCGGTAGAACCAACCTGGGCAATGATACCGCCTCTAGGAATAGATCCAACGTTTACATCATAGAACTGTGATGTAGCAGTTCCAGTGAAAGTAACAGAGGAGATACCGCTTGCGTGTTCACTAAAGTCATAGTCTGTTTCTGGACCCTGGAAAATTTCGTTGATCAAAACGACACCAGCGTTAGTTGAGAATCCGGTGACATCATTACCAGACTCTTTCAGTGTGAATGTCTTGGCGATTCCAGTGAAGTCTTTAGACAGGGAATCAAACAGTTTATTCTCACTGTAAGCTTCGGTTTGACCTGTTCCCGTGCTTCTAACAAATGCTCTCCCTTGGAAGGTTGAACGAGTTGTCAGACCAGTGTACCCTTCATTTCCATAAGGTGGTTCGATAAAGTTTAGGGAGTTTCCGAGAATATTATAATTACCCTCAAACTTAGTGACAACAGCACCGATAGTGTGAATACCAAGCGTGCTGCCCAACCAACCTCTGTCAACCAAAAGTCCATCAGTTGTTGCATATCCAGTTGCCCTGATTCTCATATATTCTTCATCAATACGAATCAAGTCTCCACCAATGAACTTATCAATTCCATTGATTCTCAAATCAGGTTGAGAAGCGTTGATTGTTGTCGTAAGACCAACTGTGATACCAGTGGAAACGATAGGAGACTGAATATTATTATCAAGGGCAATGATACACTTGGTGTTTGGTTGAAGTGAAGTAATTACATGAGAGTTACCTGTTCCAACGGTTGCAAAGTCATGAGTTCTTGACGGTTCTGCTAAAGCATCAGCAGCAGTCGGGGCCAACTTGATGAGGTCTTCAGTGAGTTTTACAACATAGGAAGTTGTACCAATAACACCACCAGTTGTTGTGATGCCAGTTCCATCATAAGAGTAGTGAATTTCTTCACCAGTAACCAAGAAGTGATCTGGCAACTTGATCGTATTTGCAGTCAGATCAACGGTGGTTCCATCTTCTGCGTCAAAGATTTTACGGAAGATAGGTCTGCCTCTGTGCTCAAGATCAAACTGCCTCTTAACAACAGCAAGAGTTCCAGTGTAAGTTCCCTCTCCAGAACGGAACTGACCCATACTCGTGGTTGTTCCAATACCAACAGTTGAAACACCGGCTCTTGTATTTTCTACTGCCTGACCCAGAACACGAACCTTAACGGCTCTATTCGCATCAGGTGTGTAGTAAACATTGAACTGAGATCCAGAATAACCAAAACCAACAGTTCCAAGAGCAACTTGTGTTCCCGCAGCATCAGACTCAGTTGAAACTAAACCATACTCAAGTCCGTAAGTTTCGGGAAGGAGACCCGTTCCATCAATTGAATTGACAACAATACATTCTGTAAGATTCTTAAGGTGTGGATTGTTTTGATCCTCTACACTGATTAGGAAATGACCAGCTTCATATTCTGTGGTTGTAAATCCAGCAACATTATTTTCACCTGGAGTTGCTGATGCAGAAATGGCAGTGTAGAAGGAGGACTTAAGTCCATCAATAAATGTCGTTGTTCCGATTCCAGTCGAATTTCCCAGAGTCGTTTCAACAATACTAACATCACAAGACTGTGCAATTCCTGCATTCGGGTAGAACACAAGATTAGCGAGATTGTTGGCAACGTTTACACCGAATGATCCTAACCCAGTGCCTGTTGAAAGAACTGAGAACTCAACATATCCCGTATTTGTTGCAGCCGCACCAGCAGTAATGATGTTGAGTTCAGAGTGTTGGTGAGTAGAAACTCCGTTAGCAGTATGTGACAATTCAACGGTAACCTTGCTACCCATAGAGGTAGTGGTAATACCAAGAACAGTTGTCGCTGCGCCAGCCGTTGTTAAAGTGGTGAAACCAGATACAACGGCAAGATCACCGATAGTTGTTGATCCAACACCAATGTCTCCATCCAATTCGGAGAGATTGTTAATGTCAAGTGAGATAAAGTCAAAGACATAGTTGTTTAACTCAAACTTGACCGGATAGAAATCAAGTTCTCCAAAACCACCATCAAACTTAAACTCAAAGGAACCAAGATATCCTTGAGTGTCCATGCTGTATTGGTTGAGTGCAACCTCAGAACCATCATGAACAATATTGATAAATCCTGTCTGAGTCTGAGCGGTAAATCTAGTATCTTTTACGTGATAAAAATATCTATGAGCCCTAAATCCATTGATTCCATTCTGGAAAAAATCAACAGTTTCAAAGGGATCAGTTCTTGGTTTACTATTGAAAGTGTCTCCAAAATCATCAATCGCTAATGCTCTATTTGTTCTTGCCTCGATGTAGTCAGTAAGAACTTTGTTCTCAAAAACAATATCCTTAGAAATTGTGATTCTACTGTCAGTGCTTGCACCAGCAACCTGAACTGTCAGTTCTGTTGTGTTATCAAAGTCATGAACACAATCAGTATCATACACAGAAATCAAGTCTGTCTTGATGCTTACTTCTTGACTACCGCCTGCGCTGGCTCCACCGCCTCCTCCACCACCGCCGCCGGGGTTGGGGAATCCAGATCCACCATTGCCATATACACCCTCTCCTTGCTCGTCAGCATTAGCGGGGCGACCAGCAAAAGACTCAATCTGCATATCAGAGAATTTCTTGAATCCACTGGTATGTGTTAGTTCAGAAACTACATCTTTCCAATCTTCATACTGTTTTGGTGACTTGACTGAATATGCAAATGCTTGATAATAATCACTATCATGAACTCTTTGCCTAGAATCGTTCAGGAATCCAGTGATTCTTTGGAATCCTTTTCTACTTTCAGATAAAGGTTCAACATCAAAGGAAGAATCAAACGATTCAATAGCAAAAACATTACCAACCTGAGATGATGATTCACCTTCAATATTTTTGCCAGATTCAAATGTATCTCCTGTTTCAACTCTAGCTGTATTGTTGTTTGGATTCCATCCAACTATCTTACCAACCTTTCTTCCAGTATCAGTATCCTGGAAGATGGTTTCTCCAATTCTGAAGTTTCCTTTCTCAGTTACTGGATTGAATCCTGGGAAATCTTTTTCTGGAATAATTCTTCCAGCAGAATTGTCTGGATCATAAGTTCCAGGGTTATCATTATCAAGAACAAAACTGACCGTGGGATCAGCACCACCCAATTTAGGATCAACTGCAGAAACAACGAACAGATCATAATCATAGAGATTGGAATTATATCCATATCCAGTGGAAGCAATTCCAACACCTTCTACAAGAACTCTATCACCAACGGCGAATGGGAATGTCTGTCCGGTTGAATAATCGGTGTCAAGGGTAATCTCAACGGTGGCTGTTGAAGTCGTAAATCCAATTGTTTGAATACCAACTCCATTTGAGTTATTGATTGGAATGATCTGAGGATCAGGATCCTGAAGTCTCTGAGTGTTCTTAACGATAGTTACCTCACTAACACCAACTGTTCCGGAAACTCTACCTTTGAGTTCCATTTCATCGAGAATGGTTCCAGTGATTCTATCTCTTACAACAAAGTCAGGTGATGTGATGTAATTTTTGCCTCCAGAGTTAAGTCCGATGTTCGCGATGGTGCGATATCTATCAACCTTAAAGAGTGTAGGAAGGGCACCGGAGGGACGGAGAGTTCTATCAAATGGGAACTCATACCCAGGATCATCAATTTGAGTTGATTTTACATCACCAATAGAATTACTCTCAACTCTAAGAATGGCACCATTTCCAAAGGAGGTGGATCCTGAACCAACAAACTTTCTTGATACTGTAGTGATACCTGGAATAGAATTATATCCAAATCCTGCATTGGTTACTTTTATGTTTCCAATCGCACCAAGGGCCCCGGAAGAAGTGGTTGTGTAGTCAAGATCAGAATTTACAGAAGTGTATTTTGCAGATTCTGGTTCAGAAGGAATATTGAAACTAAAGGTTGTGGAACCAATTGAAGAGACTTTATATGGACCATTATATTGAGTCGTATGTAAGACAATTGATCCATAGTTATCAACGGTCTTATCAATGATTACTTCAGACTGCTCTGTAGTGATCTTGTCGGGGTTGATCGGAGTGAGTTTGTAGTAAAGAACATCAGGTGTGTGATCATTCGTTTCAACAAAGATTTTTCCATTTGCTTTACCAACTTCTCCATTTGCAGAAACATCAAAAGATGCAGTAGCAGAGTTATTAGAAGGGGTTGTAAGGAATCTATCTCTATAGTTTCTATCTGTGTAGAATTCTACGCTGAAGGCTGAGAAAGTTGTTCCACCAGATACGACTGATAAAGAAGTGTCAGCAACATCAAACTCAAGTCTTTGCCCTCTAGTGAGATTAATAATCGGGTTAACAGGTCTCAAGGAGTGAGTTACTGCTCCACCAGTTGAGGCAAACGAGACGTGGATAGGATACTGAAGAGTGGCATTGTAATGACTAGATGCCAACTTGATTGTGTCTTTGTTATCCTTAATCACATAATAAATTGACTGGTCTGTGAGTCCAGAGACGGCACTGGTTGATTCATAGATTACAGGGTCTCCAGTAGTCAGTTTATGATTAGTAATACTAATAGTATTAGAAGTTGAATTAACTCCTGCTTGTACAAACGTGGACAATCCGACAGTCAGTCTTCTGTTGTACTCATTATAAGTCAGAGAATAAGAGGAGGTAATTCCGGGTTCAATATCAATGAATACGGTATCACCTACTCCAAGTCCATGAGCAGTCGTTGCCGTAGCTGTGACAACTACTTTTTCAAGAATACCAGTTAGTTCAGTGTTCTGAGTCGTAAATGAATGAGTAACTCCAGCACCAACTTCATGGATGAAGAGGAATGATGGATGCGTGCCAACACCAACAAACGTTCCACCAGCACCAACACCAATTGGGAGAGTTGATAGACCGATTAAGTTTTTGCTGAGATTGATTGAATAAACGGTCGAATCGTTAGCGAGTCTAAAGGTAGTTCCAATACCTGTTCCTGTTCCGTCATTTGAAACCAGAAGAGAGGTTCCAGAACCGTTAGAATATGTGAGTGATTGACCAGTAGTAAACTTGTGATCAGGAAGATAGATTGATCTAACAGGAATTGCAAGATCGGTTGTTCCAAGACCAGGAGTAGTTACTGAAATTGTGCTAATAATTCCAACGCCAGCAGTTGTTCCAAGACCAATATTTCCAGTAGGATCAAAGTAAACAGTTCTGTTCAGAACAATTTCCTTATCAGTATTCAAACCAACGTTCAGATCAAGAGCTCTTGGTTTTTCTTCAATGATAGTTGAAGCAGTATAAGAAGTTCCTACAGTGCCGTTATATTCTCTAATAACTCTTACTCTTGAGTTGAACTCATCTACATTCAGAACTAAAAGTTGCTCTGTTGATATACCAAGAACATCATTATCTCTCAGAGTTGCAACATCTCCATTGATTGAAATAAAAGTAACAATACCGGTGCTTGCTGTATTTCCAATTGCAGTTGCTGCGCGGAAAGTTGATGTATGAACACCAATATTATAAACACCATCAATGTTCAAGATAGATTGAGACGACATTCCAGAAACGCCGACAAAATCACCGTCTTTAAAGTTGTGAGGTTCTTCTGTTCTAGCTCTGACAGTTCTGCCGTCAGTCAAAACTTCAAAAGTTACATTTTCTTTTTTCTCAATGGATGACTCAATTTGAATTAAGTCTTTTCCTTTAATTCTATCAACTTTTGCGGCTGCATTAATACCACTAGTTCCAACATTGCTAAACTGAATTCTATCTCCAATTTTATAATCATAACCACCAGACTCAACTACAACAGAGTCAATTTTTCCAGGTGATGCAAAAGATACGGATGCAAACTTGTCAATGGACCTATCTGGTCTCTGAACATACTCATAAGTTCCATCTTTAAAGTTTAACTTGTAAGGATAAGTGTTTCTTAAATATCCACCTTCATTGAGATTAACATCATCTGTAGTTGATGTTGGTTTAAAGTTATAATCATCTGGTTGTGACTTAAATGAATCACCAATTACATAAGGAAATACTGGTTTGAAGTATTTGTCGAAAGCAGAATCTGGTGTAGTGCTATCTTCAATGGTTGCAAAATATGCATATACCCCATCAGGATAATCAGGTGTCTTACAGAATCTACCGTTGTGTTCATCAAGATCACCTTTGTTAGTGAAAATATAGTCATTTGTAAACGAACCAAGAGGCCAATCTCCAACACTAGGACCTTCTGCTCTTGTCGTTCTTAGTTCATATCCGGGAATTAGTCTACGAATCGTTCCACCATCATTTCTAGTAAATCCATACGGTCCATAGATGGGATTACCATCATATGCCCATCCAATAATTGGTGAGTGATTTGATGAAATTTTTTCTGCGTTATCATAAACAAGATCATATTCACCATAATCTTTCTCTCCGCTTAATTTAAGAGATGGGAGAATTTCTCTCAGTTTTCTGGGAGCGTAGAGATGAGTAAACTGTGATCCATATTTTGCGGAAACACTGTTCTCCATGAAACCATCATCAATTTTAATGAGATTTCTATATCTTTCGACGTTATTGATTTCCCATGTTTTTACTTTTCCATCTACAGAAGCTGCCTTTCCTGAAGAATTGATTGCAGTTTCTACTGCTAAGAAAGACTTATCAGTCGCGAAACCAACACCACCACTTACAACATTAACAGAGGTAATTACGCCATTTGTAATTATGGGAGTGAAAGATGCATAAGTTCCAACTCCAGAATTTACAATGTCTGGAGGAGAATTGTAACCACTACCACCTCTAATTACAACAACTTGTTCAATTTTACCATCACGAATAATAGGTCTGAGTTCTGCGCCAGAACCAGATAAGAAATCAATAGATGGTTGTCTATCGTAATTTACGATGGTGGAGTTTCCATAACCACTGCCATTGTTAGAGAGATCAACAGATGTAATAGATCCTCTAACTACAGGAATAAGAGTTGCGTTGTAATCTCCAAGAGAAGATGAAATTCCAAGTTCACCAACGATGGTAACACTAATTGGTTGATAGTTAAAAGTATGAGTTCCTACACCGATCGATGTTAAACTTGTATATGTGCCATTTTCATAGTTTGAAGTAATAGTGCCACCAACACCAGCATTAGCTAATCTGAATGAATCATCATCTACTTTTAAAACCTGATATTGAAGAGACTCGCTGAGACCCGCAACAACAGTTCCGGTGGTTGAATAAGTTACAATCTCTCCATCCAAATAACCATGATTCTTGATATTAATGGTATGTGTTGATGTATTAATACCAGTCGGTTCTGTTATTCTCTTTTTGAACTCATAACCCTCACCAGGTTCCTCAATAAAGACTCTATCAATTACATTCTTTTTAACAACAGATTCAAATTTTTGTATTCCAGATCCTGTTGAAGTTAAACCAACAGTGTTAATACCAGAAATGGAATCTTGATATGTCGTATAAAGTCTAATTGATGTCAGACCCACTGGGTTGGCAAAGTAAATTGATCCATCACCAAGAACAGTGTTGCCAGTTCCAACAGCTACTCCATTGTTTTGACGATAAAAGACTCTTTCGCCGGCTTTGAATAAGTGATATGTTGTGAAACCAATTGTATTTGTAGAAGTATTGATTCCAATCTCTACATCAAGACTAGGAGCATGAGTTGCCTGTCTCATTTTAGCAACTGCTTTTGCTGCTACTTTTGAATTACCTCCAGAAATTTGGATTTGGGGTGTATCAATATAATCAAATCCATTATAACTTACATCAATTCTAACCACACTACCAGAAACATTAACATGTCCAGTGGCAGCAATTCCTGCCTTATCAGAGATAAGGAGTTCTGGGGGATTGATAACATCATATCCGTTGCCACCATCAAGAACTTCAATTGAACTTAATTCGCCATACTTGATACTATCCTTCGATTTGTAGTTTGAAAGTTCTACTCCATTGACAAAAATACCAAGTTTATCTCCAGAATTTGTGACATAGTTACTAGTATTTTTTGTATCAAATACTGGATTTTTAATTCTTCTCAAAAGTCTTTGAGAATCTACGGCTTTGTTTCTTAATCTACTGGCAAAAATATGAGTCGTAATTCCAGCACTGTTTCCAGAAAGTGTGATAAATTTACCTTCTGCAATATTTGATCTACTGTAGGCAAGTTTAAATTCTTTATCACTAACTACAGATGCATAGTAAACACCTTCACTGAGAGGAGACAGGGGTGTGGTGGTTACAGCAGTGGATACATTGCCATCATTATAGGTTACAGTTCCTGGGACATAGTAAACTTCATCACCTGTTTTGAAATTGTGGTCTGTTGTTGATGAAATAGATTCACCCGAAAAAGTAGAAGCAAACTTAAGTTCAACACCTCTTAAGTCAGCATTGAGGGGATTGTCGTAATAATAAGGAATACTAGGAGATGAAATGTAAGTATAGTTTTCTTCAGATCCTTCAATGAAATCATGAGGAGCAGACATATGTCTAGCACCCACCATCTTTTTACCATTATGTGTATGATAGGGTCCAGAATAAGGAGCACCACTTACAATTCCAACTACATTCAAATTATAAGTATTGGTGACATTAGTTGAATATCTGTACTCTGGTTGTTTTACAGAGGACTTGATGTCTGCTTTTAAAAGTTCTCTACGAGCCTTATATGTTTCAGTTAAAGAGATTCCAGTAAGACCTCTGATAATTGCAACTTTTTCTCCAGGGACACCAACAACTGTACCTGTTACTTCCGTGCTAGTTGTTTGATTGATAAGAGTTACACTATCACCAGAATTGAGAAGATGAAGTTCTGGGGTTGTTATTCTTGTATTATTATTTCCAATATCCTCTACCTTATCGATGGAGAATCTATTAGTTACGTTATAAAGCCACTCTGTAAACCTTTTATCGTTATTTTTAAAAATACCAAGGTTTCTAACATCAATATTATCGCCGGTTACAATTTGCTTAGTTCCGTTAGGAATTAGGAAGTTAGAAACAACACCTGTGATTCTGACTGTGACTTTATCATCGTCATCATCATAACCATAAACACTAGAATCCAGTCTTACGACTGAATTTTTAAGAATGGTAGCAGTGTTGCCAGAAAGTTTTAAAAACTGGTTTGAAGTAATTCCATCATATGTTACTTCGTAATCAGCTCCGTCTGAAGTGATGACAAGTGTTCCTGAAGTTGGAAAACCAACCGTTGAATCAACGTAAATTGTATTATTGCTGGCGACCTCTTCTGTTACCGTTCTTGTGGATGGTGTAATACTAAACTTACCATAAATCGAACCCTTTACGTTTGAGTCCTTGTTGTACCCAGCATCGATGCTAATTCTATAGTAATCATTTCCATCTCTCGTGAAAATGGTTACATTCTCAATAGAACCATATGCCTCAGGAATAACGCCTTCGATTCTATCCTGATAAAGAGTCTTGCCCTTAAGGTCCAACGGATCTCCCACCAGAGCGACAGCCACAAGGTCCTCAGTGACGCGATAATCAGCGTCAGATGGTTTGATAGTGTTCTCGAAGGGTTTAAGGATTTTTGCCTGTGTTCCGTAAAGAGCCCTAAACAGAATCTCAAAAGAGTCGTCTGTTCCTTTGGTTTTGTAGAGATCTTTTGCTTGTTTTGCAAAAAGGGCAACATTCAATCCAGAAACAAAACTTCTATCTTCCAATCCAGGAGTATAAAGGTTTTTGTACTTTTTAAAAAATTCTGCTAAGAAAAGATTACTTAAATTAGTAACAGTTTCTCCATCGGCATGATCAGCCGCTAAAGTTTCAGTAAAGACAAGTTTGTCATCTTCTTCAGAAGAAAACAATGAAGTGATGGCACTGAAAGCACGAACACAACCAAAAAACTGTCTATTGCTTTTACTAGTGTAAGATATAATTTCATCTTCAATTTTCAAATATCCATATCGGTCTGGAAATCCAACTGTAGAATCGACAGAGATTGTTTCATCAAAGGCTGTAATCTTCCCATCAAGTTCAGTAGTGCTGACAAGATACTGCTCTCTAAAAGAGTCGTTTTTTAAATATTGATCAATATTTTCGGCAATATCAATGGGCCCACCTTGATATTCTTGGGACTTATAATACTGCTCTAAAAATTCCCCGAACAGAGGAGATTCATCTCTAATAAACTCCGGAATCTGATAGGTGACTACGGAGTGAGTTTTTGCTCTTGTCTCGATCATTAGTATGAATATCCGCCTGAGGTTGAATTAGATGAAACTTGTGCTGATGAGAATGATGTTGAGGTTGTATACGTTGTTGCGTATGAAGTGTCAACTTCCACTACATTTTCAGATTCAGTCTGAGTTACAGATGAATATGAAGGCGTTCCCCTTACCAATGGTGAAGAACGATCTGATCGTCCGTTGGGGAAGCTAGAACTCACAATGTAACTGGATCCAGATACATCTTCACCCGATGAAATCGTGTCTGATACCATCGTAACTAAACTGTTATTAATATCTAGTTGCAAATAAAGATCCTGTAATCCGATAACGTCATATGACTTGGGAGTGCAACTTACCTGGATGACCTCTTGGTCTCCAGAAACGGAAGTGGATGTAATTGTGATGGGAGAGATATTAATTTCACCTTTTTTGTAATCAATCTCACCAATATTGTTTCTAACAACTGCGACTTGATTTGATGCAATCAACTTGAACAAAATCAGTCTTCCTTTTGATCTGTCTGCATTCGGAATATCAGACATGTAGACTGTTCCAGCAATTCCGTTGACAGTGAAACCAGAAGACTTGATATTATATCCATTTAAGGAATTTACGTTGATGGCATTACCAAAACAAAGTTCATAAGTTGCCAATTCATTAATGGCAGGTCTCATGTCTCTTCTCATTGCCACTCTGGTAATATTAGAGGTCACTGATGCACTGGCTTGATCAACTAGACGCAATGCCTTACTATATTTGAACCTAGCACCAAAAGTGTTGAGTTCGTTTGATCTAGAATATGTCGAAAGTGTTGAAGTAATAGAAGTCTTTAGTCCATCTACCGAATTCGTTGAATTTGAGTTGTAATAAGCACTAACATCAAGTTCTACAAACAAATATTTGAGATCAATGATATTTGGAAGAATTCCAGCTACGGTATATCTTTTTAATTTGTTTACGAGTTCAATTTTTTGAATCTGCGACAAATAATTGCCTCTTTTCGGTTTGATGCTAATAAAGACTCTTCCAAATTGAGGTGGATCTAAGTCTTCACCACCATAAACAGAAACTGACTCTGTATTTGAGTAAATATTGCTTACAATCGCTTTATAGTCCTCTGCGGTGACAGCACGGTTCTGAGCAGAATACGTTAGAGGTGCATATTTACGAATTGACGATACAGATTCAATATCATCGCCATTTTCAGCCTTTGCGTTGACGGCAAGTTCTGAAATACCGTCTGTAATCGTTACACCAGCATTTGTTTGAATAGTTCCAGTGAATGTAAAGGAGTTTGTGCCGTTTGCATCCTTTCCATTTGTCGTGATGTAGTTTACAGTGACAAAATTACCGTCTTCGAGTTTTTTGCCAAACTTTCCATCACCAAAAATGACTTCATACTTCTCATCAGCAACTTCTTGAAGTAAAAAGATGAGAGACGTGTTAGTTACGTTAATAATGTTGTCGGTCAACTTATAAACAGTCTTCAAGTTGGTTGAAGACGAGTTTGGTGATACTGATACTTTAATGGTTGACGTATCAATGCCATCGTTTGGCAAAATGAACCGTTCTGTAGGAACGTCTCCACCAGTTTCTCTATATGTAAATGTATTTGTGAGATATGAACCTTCGTAAATGTCAATTCCATCAAATTCTGCAATATCATCAACCACCGGAACGGTGATATCATTCATAATTGCAAAACTATAATTGTCTCCACCAAAAGCATCGGAAACTGCGACGATTCCTGCTTTCAAAGTCAGTGTAAGAGGCGTTACGTTGAATGTAGAGGTGTCAACGAAGAAACTTACAGTTGCTTTTGCTGATTTTTTGGATCTAGGGATATAACCAACGTTTCTTGCAAGTGCGGCTACGTTTTCTCTTAAAGTTGCACTATCAATGAATACTTCATTAGCAACCATGTTGCTATTGTAAGCAGTAATGTAAGAATTATATGCTAAAGTGTCGATAAGGATCGACATGTTTGACCCTTCAAAGTCAAAATCAGTGAAATTGCTATTCGCCCTCAAATAATCCTTTATCTGAGTCTTGATTTGTTCAAAATCTAAGTTTTGGAATTGAGTGAG